TGGACTGGCGTAACGCTGACGATCAAGCGTGCGGACGGCAGCTCCGTCAATCTGGACGCGTCGAAGTTCTCGCTGACGGGCGACCTTGGGCTGAACACGACCCGCCGGTTCCTGAAGGGCTCGGCCCTGAAGGCTCAGCCGGTGCGTGCCGCTGTGCCGACCTACGAAGGCAGCCTTGAGGGGGACTTCAGTGGGGAGGCCCTGAAGCTCTACGAGGCGTTCATAGCGGGCGAGATCGTCAGCGTCACGGCCACTCTGACCGGCGCCACGGCGGGAACTTCGGTGAAGTTCGAGACCCCGGCGGTGCAGCTTACGGGTGAGAGCCCGGAGGCGTCCGTTGACGATCTGACGAAGATCTCCCTGCCGTTCCGCGTCCTGGACCCCGGCGACGGGACCACGGCCGCGATCAAGGTCACCTACGTTGAGGCTGATCCTGCGTTCGCGGGCTAACGATGGGGGCCCACCATGGCAGCGCGTTCACAGTTCACGGTTCAGGTTGACGGCCTCAACGAACTGAACCGGAACCTCCGGCAGCTTCGTGACCGGGACCTGAACCGGAAGGTTCGGGAGGTCAACAAACAGGCGGCGGAAGTCGTCAAGCCGGAAGCCAAGCGCACTGCCCCGGTGGGCCACCGTGACGCGAAGTCAGCCCGCCGGTACCGCCCTGGAAAGCTTGAGCGGTCCATCACCGTTCAGGCGTCCGTCAAGGGTGCCCGGATCAAGGCAGGTTCGGCGGCGCGGGTGCCGTACGCGGGCGCGATTCACTTCGGTTGGCCAGCTCACCACGTCCGCCCGAACCGCTTCCTTTACCGGGCAATGGCCCGGAAGTCCGACGAAGTTTCAGAGACCTACGAGCGCGAGATTTCCACCGTGCTCCGCGACCGCTTGGAGAGTGAGTAAATGGCCGCCGACGACATGGCCGAAGTGCTGGCGCTGAACATCGACAGTCTCACGCTGGACGAGATCGACGCCATTGAAGAGATCATTGACGCCCCACTGGACTCGCTGAACAAGCCGGGCCAGAAGCGCGCGAAGCTTCTTAAGGCCATGGCCTACGTGATCAAGCGGCGCGAGAACCCCGACTTCACGATTGAGGATGCGGGCAGGCTCCGCATTCAGCTCAAGTCGAAGTCCAAGCCGGACCCTACCGCGACCAGCGCGTAATCACGTGCGCCCGCCTACTAGGCCACTTCACGGGGCTTACGTGGGCGGACGTTCGGTCCATGCCGGTCCGGGACTTCAACGCGCTGGTTGAGCAGATGTCGCGGGACATCGAAGAAACGAACCGCCGTTCGCGCGGTGCGGGTGGGGAACGGAGAGCCCCCGTTATGACCTAGGGGGTTCACTGTGTCGTCTCGTCCGATCACTATCACGCTTCTCGGCGACGTGTCCGACCTCACGGATTCGCTGGGCGAGGCGTCCGACGCCATCTCGGATTTTGGGGAGCGCGCCAAGGGTGTTGCCGTGCTGGCGGGGGCAACCGTTGGCGCCGGGCTGCTGGTTGGTCTAGATGAGGCCATGGATCAGCAGCAAGCTACGGCGAACCTCGCCGCTCAGCTCGGGGCCGATGAGGAGACAACCAAGAGGCTCGGTGAGGCTGCGGGCAAGATCTACTCCGACGGTTACGGGGAGTCGATCGAAGAGGCCAACGACGCACTGAAGAACCTGTGGCAGCAGGGACTAGTTCCCGCCGACGCCACGGCGGACCAACTCTCTCAGATCTCCGAGTCCGCGCTGAACGTGGCAACGGTGCTGGGCGATGAGGTCGGGCCCACAGCGAACGCTGTCGGCCAGATGCTTAAAACCGGCATGGCGAAGAACGCTGACGAAGCGTTTGACATTCTGGTTCGGGGCGCGCAGGTCGGCGGAAACAAGGCCGAAGACCTCTTGGACACCTTCAACGAGTACGGTGTTCAGTTTCAGAAGGTGGGGCTCGACGGTAAAACCGCAATGGGCCTGATCTCCCAGGGCCTACAGGGCGGCGCCCGCGACGCTGATTTGGTCGCCGACGCGATCAAAGAGTTCTCCATTCGCGCCATCGACGGCAGCGCGACGACGATTGACGGGTTCAAGTCGATCGGCCTGAACGCTGACACGATGCGGGCGAAGATCGCTGCCGGGGGCCCTACGGCGAAGGAAGCGCTAGGCCAGACCCTAGACAAGCTCCGGGAGATCGAAGACCCGGCGAAGCGCGCTGCGGCGGCCACGGAGCTATTTGGGACGCAGGCTGAGGACATGGGCCAGGCGCTCTACGACCTGGACGTGAACACCGCCGTTGACGGGCTCGGGCAGGTGGACGGGGCCGCTAAGAAGGCGGGCGACCAGATGTCCGACACAGCGTCTAACAACATCAAAAAGTTTCAGCGCGCGCTCACTCAGTCGGTGGTCAACGTGATCGGCGACGACGTGATTCCCGCGCTGACGGACCTTGCCGAGTTCCTACAGCCGGTAATCCAGGGCGCTAAGAACACGGTCAAGTGGGTGTCGGCGAATCGGGAGCCTATCGAAATCGTCGCCGGGGTGATCACTGCCGTAATGCTGCCTGCGCTGATCAAGTGGGCGGTTCAGGCGGGTATCTCGGCGGCGACCGTGGTGGGGGCGTGGATCACCAGCGCCAGCACGGCTACGGGCTCGGCCGCAACTCAGGTGGTCGCTTCGTGGGCGGTGGTCGGCGGGTGGATCAAGGCTGCGGCGCAAGCGGTCCTGTCGGCAGGCATCACCATTGCCGCGTGGGTGTCGCTGGCCGCTGAGTCGGTCGCGAATGCTGCGATCATGGCCGCGTCGTGGCTAGTGGCCATGGGCCCGATCCCTTGGGTCATTGCCGCGATTCTCGCGCTGGTCGCGCTGATAGTCCTCAACTGGCAAACCATTCTGGACTGGACAAAGAAGGTTTGGCAATGGATTTGGGATGCGGTCAAGGCTGCCGTTGACGGGCTGGTCTGGATGTTTGAGCACTTCACGGTGCCCGGACTGATCATCGCCCATTGGCGCCAGATCATGAACTTCACGGTGACAGCGTTCAACTTCGTGAGGGACAAGGCGAAGGCGGGCGTTGACGCCGTGCTGGATTTCGTCCGGGGCTTGCCGGGTCGCATCACGGCGTACGGCGGGAAGCTGCTGGACGCGGGTAAGAACCTCGGATCCAGCATCATCACCGGAATAGGCAACGGCCTGTCGAAGCTGTCGGGCTTCGCCGGTGACCTCGCCTCGGTCGTTACGCGGGCGACGAAAAACGCCATGAACCACGTTATCGACCTGATGAACAACGGCATCCCGGACAAGCTCGGGTGGGGCCCGGTGGCCATCAGTCTGCCCGCGAATCCGATCCCGAAGATTCGCGCCATGGGTGGCCCGGCGGGTGGTCGCGTACGTCTGGGCGAGCGGGGCGCCGAGGATGTGATCTTGCCGAACGGATCGCTCGTTGTCCCGAATCACGCGCTGAGCGGGGGCGGGGGAGTAACGGTCAACGTTCAGACGAACGCGGACCCGTACGAGATTGGCCGTGAGGTCGCATGGGCACTGCGCACGGCCCGCTAACCGACCTACTCACGTGAGTAGGTCCAGGGGAGGGGAGACACGGGATGACGGAACTAGACGCTTGGTCATGCTCGTATGACGGGCTGGTTATGGGGGAGTCTGGTTCCGCCATCTCGGTCGTTGCGGTGGACGGCCTTGTCACCCTGCCGGAGATTCGGACGTCGGACCTCACGCTGATTCAGCGGGACGGGCTGTGGGCTGGTGACGACTACCTGAACGGCCGCACGGTGACGCTGACGCTAGAGGTCTACGGCCGATCTGATGAGGAGTTCACGGCCGCGCTGAGCGCCGTACAGACCGCGTTTCGTCCGGGGCGCCCCGAGATGCCGTTCCTTTTCAACTTCCCGGGGCTTGCCGGGAACCTGACCGGCAAGGTGATGGCTAGGCCCCGGAAGCGCTCCGGCCCGCTGGATCTGAACTTTGCCTACCGGGTGTGCAATATCGTCGTTGAGCTGTACTGCACGGACCCCTACATCTACGGGGCGGTGGCGCGAACGGTTCAGATCGCAGGCAGCAGCGACCCGGCGGACCTTGCGGTGTTCAGCGAGTACGGTGGGCAACCGGCGCTACCGAGCATCGCATTCACGGGCGGGGAGAATCCCGTCCTGACCGATGCGGCGACGGGCGAGTTTTTCGGGGTGTTGTACGTCGGCGACTTCACGGCGGATAGCGCGGCGCAGAAGGTGACGGCTGCTGACGGTGAGGACATTACGGGCCTGATCACTGCGGGCTCGACGTGGCCCGAGTTCCCGAACGGGGATCACAGCGTGCACCTTTCGAGCGGTACCGCTGTCATGACGTGGGTTGACAGGTGGGTGTGATGACTGCCGCGCGGTACGAAGTTGTGGCCTACACCCTGCGGGGCGGGGCCGTCATTGGCACGCTCCCCCTGGCGTCACTGGCCTACACGGACACGCTGAACGCCTCGGGCGCAGCCTCGGTAACGATCCCGCTGAACGCCCCTGAGGCCAACCCTAACGATCTCGTGTTGGGGGGCACGGGCCTTATGGTCCTGCGCGGGGATGAGCCGGTGTGGGGCGGAATCCTGTGGGGTGCTGACGCGGACCTAGCTGCGGGCACGCTGGCCCTGTCAGCCTCGGGCTACCACTCCCACTACGCCGGGGTCCACTTCAACAACGGTTATTCGGCGACCGGCGTTGACGCGGGAGCCATGCTTCGGGCGTGGTTCGCGCTGGCCAACGGGGGCCCCTCGCCGCTGAACACGGACGCGTCAGGCGTGCCGGACATGGGTCAGCCCCGGCAGCGCTCATGGACGAAGTACGAACTTAAGAGCATGGGCGATGCGATCACGGAATTGGCCGAGGAGAACAACGGCTTCAACTTCCGTTACATGCCCGCGTACGGGCCCGGCAACGCCACGGTGACGCACCGGATCATCACCAGCGCGCAGGGCGGTACGGACCTTGGGATCGTCCTCACGCACCGGGTCAACTGCGATGTGTCGAAGGTGACTTACGACACGTCTTCGCTGGCTACCAATGTCTACGCGCTCGGCGCGGACAATGGCAACGGCGAAAGGCTGCTGGGCACGGCGGGAAACGCTGATCTACTGGCGCGCATTCCGTCGCGTGACGTGGTGCTGAACTTCGCCGACGTCAAGGAAACGCAGACGCTTCTAGCGAAGGCGGGAGCCGCAGCCAATATCGGGCGCGTGCCCATTGCCTCGCCGACCGTGACCCTGTACCCGGGCCAGTACGACCCTACGGTGTTCACAAACGGTGATTACGTAGAAGTCCAATGTGACTACGGGTACGTGGCGCTGCTGGACGATTTCGCCATCACTGAGCGAAGGGTTTCCGTCAACGCGAATGGCGCGGAAACGACGACTCTCGCTCTCGTCAACAGGGACCTGTTTCTGAATGGGAATTCAAGCTAACGCGCTGCCGCCCTCGCTGGTCGCAGACCTAAACGACATGCGGAAGCGGATTGCCGCGCTTGAGCGAGCGCCGCAGCCGCTTACCCGATTCGACCGGTATCCCGTGGCCGAGTGGGGCGCGCAGGACCGGCCGCAGGTATTCGGAAACGTGTGGTCGTCGTGCAGCATTGCCAACGCTACGGGCCTCACCTTTGACCGGGTGGAGTGCAAGTTCATCACCAACTTCCTGATTCCCGGAGAGCGTGAGGCCGAGATTCGGCTAGCGGCGTTCCGGCACTTCGGGCAGAACGAAAAGGAGTGCGTGAGCGCGTCCAGTGTGCTCAACCTGACTGGCGCCCCAACGGTGCAGGTAGCAGAAGTCATCATGCGGTGGATTCACGGGATTCCGTTCGGGTGGGACTACGACGGTGACACGTCGGTCTACACGATTGAGCTACAGCACCGGTACAAGGTCGGGCCGACGCCGGTAGCTCCCCCGCCTCGCATGCAGGTGGGCGCGCTCTACAAGGCCGAGAACGAGTCAGACCCCGGACTGCTATTCGCAGACGCGGACGGTGCCGGGCACTGGACGATGGCCACCACCGACAGCACGCCGCAAGGTGGATGGGTGACGATTCCGAACGAGACGATTCAGCGCCCGAGCGACCAAAACGGTTCGTACTCGGTAAGCGCCATGCACTATTGCGTTGGCCTTCCGGCGGACCGACTCCCGGACGCGACTACCGGCGGGTGGGCATGGATCGTCGGCTCAGACGGCGGATGGGGCCGAGCTGGCGACATCACCGAACCGTACTTTCAGTAAGGGGGAACCCCGATGGACCTAGCTCACCTTCTCGCGTCTGGCGAGGGGGCGGCGGCCGTACTGGTCTTCGTTGCCTACTCGCTACAGCGCTGGAAGCGGGGGATGCGCGAGACGTGGCGCGATGAGGCCGAGGCGTACAAGGCGCGCGCTGCACGACTGGACGCCGACGTAACCGTTCTAACCGCCGAGGTTCGGCGATTGAGTGACGAGAACGCGCTTCTGCGTTCCCGGATCGAAGAGCTACTAGCACGCTGACCTACTCACGTGAGTAGGTCCAGGGGGAGGGAACCTTGACCACCTACGCGCTTCCTGGCGCCATCCCGACCGTGCGCGTACACGGTACCTATGTGGCCCCCGATGGCACGCCGCTTGCGGGCAGTGTGACGTTCACGGGCCCCGGGCTGCTGACGTTTGCGGACTCAGACCTGTTCATCGCTGGCCCCGTGGTCGCCAAGCTGGATGCGAACGGCCGGTTTGAGGTGACGCTACCGGCGACCGACTACGCGGGCATGAACCCCAACGGTTGGTCCTGGACGGTGAAGGAGAACCTGACCGGCGTCACGGGTTCCCGCACATACGCTCTGCTGGTCACGTCCGCCATGGGCGAAATTGACCTAGCCGACGTTGCTCCGGCGGACCCGGCTACTCCGAACTACGTTCCGGTGGAGGGCCTTTCGGCGTACGACATCGCCGTATCGAACGGCTTCACCGGCACCGAGGCGGAATGGCTAGACACGCTGGTGGGCCCGGCGGGAAGCGTCGATACCGTCAACGGCAAGCCCGGCCCGGATGTCTCGCTGAGCGCAACCGACGTCGGCGCGGTGCCTGCGGGTGCGAACCTGTCGGCGTCGGGGGTGGCGGGGACTAGCCGAACGTTCAGTTTGCAGACCAACGGCGTAAATCGGTGGCAGCTTCAGGCGGACAGCGCGGCGGAGTCCGGAGGCGCGGCAGGGTCTAATTTCCGGCTGCTGGCCCAGACTGACGCTGGCGCCGCAGGGCCTACCGTTCTGTACGCGAACCGTGCTACGGGCGGGCTCGGGGTGGGCACCACGTCACTTGTCACGGGTGCGGGCCTCACGGTCGCGGGGGCGACAGCTCTGCGCGATGTCGCCTCTGCCCCTGCAACGCCGTCCGGCGCGTCGGTTGTGTACTCGCTCGGCGGTAAGGCGTACGTGAAGTTGCCGGACGGCACGGTTGCCGCGCTGGCGGACAACAGGTTGCTAATGGACTGGACGCCCCTCGCCTCGCTGGGGTCATACGCTAGCGGCTCCTCTGCGGCCAGTGACGTTCCTCGCATGCGGAAGCTTGTTGTCTGCGGGACTGAGGTTTGGGAGTTCGAAGGGACCGTGACGGTTGCTTCGCTTTCCGGCGGCA